GGGGCGGTAGTCTATCACGGCCCTGCTGCGGGCGAATATCTTCAGTGCCTTCACTCCGTCGGCGTCAGCCGCCCATCCGTCGTTGCTCCAGTTCAGGTTGCTCCACTCTACCGGTACGGCCGTCTTGTCCACCTCGTTGATGACGCTCCTGTAATTCGTCTGCGAGTTGGCACGGGTCCGAGGATTGATATAGAGTGCGGCGCCTGCCGTAGCCGAATAGCCCAGCGAGTTGTTCACCGGCAGGGCAATGGGTTCCGTCAAGGCATCCGCACTGTCCGTCACGCCGACTGTGACGCCGAAGTCGGCATCGTCATCCGTCTCCACCTCCATCGGGTAGGTGAAGGTGTTCCTTGCGTTCGCCACGATGGCGTCATTCTCGGAACTGTACACCTCCATGCCGCCTCTGGTGATGGAGAACCTTGCCTCGGTCAGTGCGGACGGACCGTCGTAGATGGCGTAGTCGAACACCGTGTTGTCCTGCCAGTTGGTGAGCTGTTCCGCCACGTTGTTCACGCACATAAGCTTCACGGCTTCGCTGGCCGTACGGATGCACATGATGTTGACCGATACGGATTTTGTCTGGATGGTATTGTCGGAGTTGGAAAGATAGAAACTCACGTTGTATACGCCCGTCGCTCCCGGATGCTCCAGCAAGTAGATATACGGAGTATCCAGATACACGGCTGTGCCTATCGCCTTGTCGTAGCTCTGGCTGTAGCCGTCGCCGGTGACGGTCAAGTGCAGCGTCTTGTTGATGTTGCCGTTGATTATCATCGGGATGTTGATGTCTCCGGAGAACGCCGTCCACCAGGCGAAGTTCGGGGCGCTGATGCCCAATGACGTGAGTTGCACGTTGTACGTCACCGGTGCGGTGGTCTTGTCGGTATTCTCCCCCTTGATGGAAATCTTCACGCTGTTGCTTCCTGATGACAGCCATTCGGCTATGTCCTGCCTGATGGATACGCCCGAAGAGACTTCCATCTGTTTCACCACGGTGAAGTCGGCATACTTGGCGCTCTTCATCATGATGGTGCACAGGCCGAGTTCTCCGGTAGACTTGTAGGGTTCGTCCAGGCTGTCGCGGTACTGCGAGACGAACGTAAAGTCAAGCACGCACTCCTCGCCGTACTGGGTGGCGAAGCCGAGCGAGGCCATGTTGTTCCGGACATATACGCTGTACATGGTTCCGGCACCTCCGGCCAGTTCGCGCACAGTCTGTTCAAGCGTCGCACCCGCCGCCCCGTCGAAGGCCGTACCCGGGTCGGTGCCGATGACAAGCTGCGCATTCCTCACTTCCTGCAGGGCGTTTTTCAAGCTCTGCATCGCCGCCTTGTTCGTCTCGAGGCTGTTGTCATTAACGCACTTGGCGAACTCGTTAATCTTTCCGACAAGCTCGTTCAGTTCCTCGGCCTTGAGGATGTTGCCACGAACGAAGTTTCTGTTTAATTTATCCATAACCTATCCTAATATATCGTTGTCATCAAGCCTGCTTGAGTCCAGTATGAAGTCTACAATCTCAATAACCTTGCCGCCACGCGCGGCAAGGGCGTGCATTATCAGGTTCGTCTCGAGCATGCCCGTGTCGGCCATGTCACTCTCGATACGGCTGATGACCGCATTCGTGGCACCTCCATCGTCACCGGTCACGCGCTTGCTCAAAACGAACCTGATGTAGCCCATGTCACTTGACGTTCAGTTGGTTGATAATTTCACGCTTCACTGCGGCTATGAGCCGGGAGTTCTTGACTACAAGCTCAAGGGCCTTGCTGTATCGTTCAGGAATCTCCACTGCATCCTTTGAATAGTAGATGCTTTTAGCTAAGTCCTCAAAGCCTATGTCCAGCAGGATACTGCCGTTGTACATCATTTCATTGCCGACGGTTTCCGCGGCGTCGAAGGTCTGTCTGCCGCCCTCGAATGAGGTCTGTGCCTCGATTTTCTTAAAGTTGATTTTCATCTGATTCTTGCTATATTACTTGTTTTTCATATTTCTACCCAAGTACTTCCACCATCAGAAGTCTTGAATACGCCTGAGTTGGATATTTTTAAACCGTGTCTTCCAGCTACGACATTCATTACATCATAAAAACGTCCGCCGGAGGAATCCTCCACGGTGACAAAAAGTCCGTCTGCACCAATATCCACATCGTAAGATGCGAATTGTGGCCCTCCTGCATGATTATACTGAATACCCTTAGAAAAATGCAAGCCGGAATTTGACAGCTTCATTGCCGGAATATCAATCGGATGCCAACCGGAAATATAGGAACCAAGACCTTCGTTGGTTATTTTGATACCCCCGATTGTACCGCTTATGGCTTCAATAGCCCCATTCTCTAATATCTTGAAATAACTGTTTGCCGTAACAATTCCTTCAAGACGTATCTGGTCGGCGCTCACCAGCGCATTGCTCTGGAACCTCCCGTCGGGCAGCTCGGTAACGAAAGCGGCTATATACGATTTCTTTACATAACCATCCGAAGCGGTTTTCTCTGCAAACATCTGCACAAGGTTTGATTCGGTGATGAGCCCCGACTTGTCGATGTTCGTGATATGCCCCGCCGCATCAAAACTCACCTTTTTAGACAGCAGCGAGTTGAAATCAGCCGTCGTCACCAGCCCGGAAGTGTTGATGTTCGTGATGTTTCCGGAGCCGTCGAAGTGGATGCCTTCAACCAGCGCGGCGATGGAGTCCTTTGTCACCTGGATGGCCGCCGTGTTCTCATCAGCCGTATCCTGCGCCCCCCGGGCAAGACAATAAGCGTCCCGGGCATCGCTGATACCCTGGTTGGCAAGCCTCGTAGCCTCGGCAATGCCATTTTCCGAATCCGTCACCGCAACCGTGATGCGGTCCCCCAGGTTCTCGATATAGGCAGTAGTTGCCGTGGAAGAAGGTTTCCAATGGCTGATGCTGAATGCTGCTCCTGCCGCCTTCGCAGTCTTGCATACGAGAGCATCATTCTTGTAAATAGTGGTGCCGTCATTGTACGTCGCGTTCACCCACATGTCTCCCACGTCGTAGGCATCTGCCACAGTGGGCTGCTGGGCAAATATACGCCGCTTGCTGTCCGCGGTGTCCTGGGCTCTGGCGGCATCCTCAAGGGCTTTCAGTGTCAAATGGTCGGTGATTTCTTCCCAAGCACCCGACTCGAACCGGTAGCCCTGCCCGGTAGCGGTGTTGTAGAACAGGTCCTGGTCGTGCATGGCCTTCAGCTCCGCAGTCGTCCATTCCGAAGCGGGAATGTTACTCAATGTAGGCTCATAGTCATAGAACCACATCGTGTACTCCTTGTCCGTCTGCTGCTTGATAATGTCGAGATTTACCTGCATGTCGTCAAGGGTCTTGTCCATGTCCTTACCCGTGGCCTGGTTGATAAACCTGGCGGTAATCTCGCTGAGCACCGTATTGAAGTCAATCAACGGTTCGGGCATCGTGTACGAGTTTATCCCATTGTATATGCGCACATAAGGCCCTCCGGCGGTAACGCTGTCCCATACAATGGCACCCTGTCGGCCCGTGTCCGTCCGGTTGCCGAGCTGCACGATGCTGTCTCCGGCAAGCGGGATGTCGCTGCCCGATGCACAGTCGTCCTTGGAGAGGTCTATGTAGTCGTCTCCCGTACCCGTCACGAGCCGCCAGTAGTAGTGGTTGCCCGATTTCAGGTTGAACGTCTCGCAGATGGCCTGGTCATCCTCCTGGAAGGTGTTGTACACGGTACGCCCCTCCGAATCAGTGGTCTTGAAATAGCAGCGCCAGTATGTGCCCTTGTCCTCCACGCGGTTGCAGATGATGCCGCCGCCGGTATTGTACTGCCTGCCCCCGACATAGGTGGACTGCTGCACCTGGATGTCCTCCACGCTCAGCTTCTTCCGGATGTCCACAAAGTCGATGTCGAGATGGTAGTTGCCGTCCGCGTCCCGGTAGATGCCGAAACCTGAGCCTCCGGCTGAGAAGTTCTCCGACACGAGGTCTTTCAGCAGCATGATTTCGTTCAGCGTTGCCGTGCCCTTCACGTTGATGCCCTCGATGAAGGTCATCAGTTTCTCGATGGTCTCGGCGATGTCCTTGCGCACGTAGCGGTCGTCGTTGTCGTTCTTGCTGCCTATAGGGTCAAGCTTGAAGTGCCTCTTCCCGTCGGTCTCCGGTATGCTGTCGTCCTTCGACAGCTTGTAGACGGCACCCCCGTTCTCAAGGGTCGACACGAGCTGTCCCGCATAGGGGAAATAGGCTTCGGCGTCGGTGTTCCTCGCGTATACGCGTGCGTCCTCTATGGTATCGAATACAGACGAGCTGTCGATAGGCCGGTACGTTGTCCTCTTGTATTGCAGCGCGAAGCTGCTTCCGTTTATCTTTACCATGTCAACTCGTTTTGAATGTGAATGTATCGGCATCGTTCGTGCCGTCGGTCCGTATCACCCACATGCGGTAATCCGTTGCCTGGCTTCCGTTAGCGCCTTCCACAGAGATGGAAGTGGGGCCGCTGCACACTCCGGTGTCTTCGATAAAATTACCGGGATATGCGGTCAGGGTGAGCTCGCTCACGGTTCCCTCAGGTATGCAGATTACGATTGTCTTCCACCGGCCGGCACTGAACTTGTAGCTGCCGGAGCCGGTGTACATGCCGCTTGATGACAACCCTCTGACTTGCGCTGAGGTTGTGGGAATAGAATCCACCACTCCGGCAAACCATTTGCGACGCACGTTTACGCTGATTTTGTCGGTAAGTGTTACAGCAGGAAGACTTCCATTTTGGGAAAATGATACGGAGGCAAGGTATGATTCGTTTTCCGTATACACGCCTGACAACTCCCTGACAGCCGTCCTTACCCCATTCATTTCAGCTCCGAATACAAGCAGATTCTCTTCCTTGTTATCAAAAAAAGCCTTGGTTATATCCCCATTCCCGTTTTTTGCCGCTTCATACGTTATTTTACCTTTATTAGAGCCGAACTCCATATCGTTAGCCGTAGAAAGTTTGCTTTTCAGTTCCGCGCCTTGTTCTTTAAACAGCATATTTCTAATGATATTCTCCCAGCTTGTCCCTTTCATGATTACATCGCCTTGTTTGTAATAGCCGACACTGGCAGTAGTTACCTGTATGTTCCCACTTGTTTCCTGGCTTGTAACGCTGTTTGAAAGTTTCTTGACAATGGAATCCAAAGAGGACTGGTTGTAAAGCTGCCCTTTCAAGGTAATGCTCTCTATTTTGCTTTCCAGTTCCCCGATACGTGAATAAGCAGCGGTTTCCCCGACAGTATATATAGGGGAATCATAAGGCAGGTCAAGGTTGAATTCAAATCCGATAATCCTTGACTGCCTTCCGTTCTCGAAATAGGCCTTGTTGATAAGATTGACCTTTTGACCGATGCTGTAGAGATTGTGCACTCCGTCCTCACTGTATGCGACATCCGACATCATCGTGCAGCCATAAGTACTCGGGTCCATTCTGGACTTTTCAACATGCTTTTCAGCTTCAGTTTTCAATTCCTGTTCGGCGGTAGATACAAGTCCTAATTCGGCTATCTTCGTACTGTCCCATCCGTATAATACATAAGTGTCACCTGCTTTAGGCTTGACCACATTGTCCGGAAGTTTGCGCCCGTAGTCTTCATTGGCGACAATCTCCCATAACTGCGCATCCACATTCCATGTACCGTCCTCATTCTTTTCTCCCTTTTCAAGCGGATTGAATTTGACGGCAAAGTCCATTCCGTTAAGGCTTCCTGATTGAAACACTACATGGAGTTCTTCACCTTCAAGTACGTAATCATACGAGAAATTGATACCTGTGTCAGTAAACCTGTAGAATGTTTCTGTAGTCTCGGTCCCATCTTCATTGTCAACCGTATCTTCATAGCTGGAGACTGCTGTAATCGTTCCTGTACGTCTAGGGTAGATGCTATCAAAGACAACCACCTGCTCGACGGCTTCCTCGGTAGTCATGTTAGGATAGGCGTCAATATACGGAATGCCGGAAGGAAGCATGAGCCTTCTTTGAACCACGCCATTGACTACCACCGACTCATCAACCGGGCGGTAGTTTGCCGGGATGTTTCTTGTAGAACCGAAAGCATAGATTCTCGTTGCGTAGGTTGATTGTGAGTCGGAACGTGACATCTTATCCACATTCTTTCCTATCTCAAAGTTAACGGCATCGCCAAACTCGCACCTTCCGAAATGGATAATGTTCTCGGTTATCCAGCACTCGCAATCCCATTTCTTCGCCATAGAGAAGCATGCGTCAAGGATGTTGACGTTGTCGTAACTCATCAACTGAGCCTTATTTTCTACCGTACCGTCAATAGAGAAAACAAAATCCTGTCCTTTGTATTTGTAACCAAGAGCTTTTAAATTTCTAAGGACTATACCGGCTTGGACATCAAGTGAAGCGGTGAGATTCCAGGACGCTTCCTGCCCGGCCACTTCGGGGGTATATTTAAAGATTTTGTTTTTCCATTTCCAGTAGTGGGCGTCAAGCTGCAACTCATAGTCGTAGCCTGCGTTATCGGTGTTGAATACTGGCTTCTGCAAATCACACACCTCGAACAGCCCGAAGTCGCACTCCACGTATGAACCAAGTTTGAAGAATATAGGACTCTCCAAGGAGAACTTTAACGTGATGTAGTCCTCCTTCATAAGAGTAAACTTACGCTTGCAGCCTTCATTGGGAAGGGTAGTAAGCAGGATAGCACCGGATATGTCTTTGATGTCGATTTGTTCCACGTCTTCAAAGTTCGGAGATAAAAAAAAGAGTGCCCAATTTTGAGCACTCATATACGCAACAATCTCTCTATTGTTGGAATTTAATTTCTGTTTGCCGGATTCGGTTCGTTGAACTTGGCTGAAATTTTTCCGAAAGTTCGGTCTAAACTCTGTGCGTAAGTGACACTCTTGCCAGTATAAATAAGATGGTAAACTTCGCTACTATTAGCCGGGATTTGAATATCAATCTTGCCTTTATAAAGCTCATCGAAGAAAGCTTTTTTCTTTGATTGATAATCGGACTGGGAATTTCCTTCAATTGTAAAAGAAAGTGTTATTTCCCTCTCATCGACTTTAG